TATTATTCTGGTTGCCGTTACCCTCTCCGCCTTCTCCTGAACCTTCTGCAAAAAATTGAAGGTTCATGGGCATTTTTCCTGTTTCTCTTGATCTCAACATCATTACGTATATTCCTTTCCGTTTTAGCTCGTCAGCTTATTCCGAGAGTTTTAAGCCATCACGTTTTGGGCATATAAAAAGCACCTACTTACTTGTAGATGCCTTTGGTTCGTCTTTTTCAATTACTGCGCCAATTCTTAATAAATACTCCTTGCGCTCTTTTGTTTTTGCCCTAACCTCATCCCCTGCTTTTACCAAGGCAAGGTTGTTTTCCTTGTCATAAAAATTGATTTTTGCGATTAACATTTGTTACCTCCTTATTACTTTCTTATTTTGTTGCATAAAAATACCACCTAGCAAAAACTAGATGGTATCTATGCCATTGGCCATTCTTTCATTTTTTTCATTTCTTCTTCAGATTTTTTTATTGCTTCTTCAATTTCCTCTGGACTTCTGTCTGTTTTTACAATATAATCTCTTTCCTTAATTATGCCAGTATCTCTTTCCATTCAATAAGCCCCTCCTTTGAAAGTTCTTGTAATGCCTTTTCTTGCGCTTCTAATATAGGTAAATTATAATTTTTCCCCATATATTTGTCAACTTTATTATCTAAATATGTAGCTGGAAATGGTTTATTTCCTACCTTATATTTAAAAACTTTTAAATCATGTGTAATTACTAATCCAAAATCATATTTTCGATATCCAGCAACTACAAAATCACTACCAGTTGGCAATATATTTGTGGGATGATTGTGTATTCCTATTTTTGATGGCATTTGCCTTATCAATTCAATTTCTTCTTTATTTAATTCTACTCCTAAAATATTGTTACTATTCGTTTTAGAAAATAATTTTTTTCCTGCCTTCTTACTAATAATATAAAGATCTTCTCCATCAGTTCCATTTCTATGAGTTAGCATAGCTTTTGCATATTTTCTTAGAGAATTGTTTGTTGCTGAATCATTAGTTAATTGGTTAAATTTCTTTCCAAATTCTTTCTTCA